TAGGTACATTTAAAGTATCAACTGTTTGTGGTACTGCACCACCCTTTGCACCATAAAACTGACTCTTCGCCTCCTGCCAAATATCTTTGGAGGAAAAGTTTCCCGTTGGCGGGGCAACATCTGGGTTATTCCCAAAAGTCGAGTCAATTGCATTGCCTGTATCGTTATCCATAAATCACTCCTACATTGGTACGTTTTGAGGTGCAGCCTCACCTTGAGGTTGTACACCAGGTTGCATTTGTTGAGGCTCTTGTGCTACTGGGTCAGCCCCCATTGCCGCACCCATATCAGGAGGTGGTGCGCCTTCAGCAGGAGCGCCCTCTTGAGCGGGCATTGCTTGAGCTTTAGCCTGAATTTCAGCGAACTTGTTCTCATGGTCTAGATAATGGTTCCACAACACACTCTTATTTTCACCGTCTAACAATTCGTAGTCAGCACTGTTGAAGAAGTCTTGCAGTTTATCCATATGAGCAGGATGGTCATGCCATGGCTGAACTTTAGCGCCCATACCATTAGAAAGCATCGAGGAAATCTCGCTAGCCTGAATCTCTTTTGCTGACTCAAATACATCAGTCAAGTCTAGCATAATTATCTTGAACAACTTAGCAGGATTTCCACCAGCCTTCTCATAAGCACCTGAGTTAATAATCTCAAGTAACATTTGCTTCTTGGCAGCAGGGTCAATAGGCATGTACTTACCATACTCAGCCGTAACATCTATGTCTTCTAAATCCGCACCAGCCCAGTAAAGTGCTTTGTACGCTCCACGCTTGCCAGAGAACTTTATCTTTCTCTCTTCAGTAACAAACTGTAAAGATGTTTTTAGGAGCAACTCATAAACTTTTTGTAAGAACTTCTTCTTCTTATTGAACAAGTTTATTCTGAATTTATCATCCATCTCAACCGCTATCTGAACAGCATATGAAGAAAGTTCTCTATTAATCTGGCCTTTAGAAAATTCATTCTGACCAAATATCATATCAACTTCTTCAACGGCTATATCAATAACTCTCCAGATATCTGTAGTTACTGGTGTAGGTTTAAGATGATAAATCTGCCCACCTGATGCAGGGTTGTAATATATAATCTTAGCGATATCCTGGCTATTAACTGACTTGTCGGTTGAATTTTCAGGAGCAACGAGTCTAGGCATTCCATGATTTTCTGCTGACTCAATTACAGAAGTAAGGAAAGCATTTATTGTATCAACGTGGTGTGCACAATGAACAGCCCTACTCATTCCATAGATATCATTTCTGACTGGAATATCCGTCATCCAAGCGTATGGCAGCCCTTTGTGTGCTAATGGATTTTCACCAACAAACAGAATCTCAAGGTGGTCAGGGTTAATATCTATTGAGTCTCTGCCGCCAACATCTTTTATAGTGAAAACCACATGTCTGCCTAGCATGCCATTAAAAGGTGTAGCTTTTTCCCAGTAATGATATAGAGGAACTCTGTTGGCACTTTGATTACGTCCGCTATAACTAGCGTTCTTGCTTCTGTCTTTATCAGGAGTTAGTTCGTCAATGTACTCGGCCAAATCAGGATAGTCAAACACAGCCATGCGTGCATCAACCCAAACTCTTTCGATACAGGAAATACTGTCTAGGAAGCTGTCCACTCCAGATTGAGGATAGAAGTCTGTCATGTTCACTGGACGCAAGCAGAAGTCGCCAGTCATTTCAATCTCACCTAGTTCATTGTCAACATTCTTGACTTTGCCCTTGGAGAAATCCCAGCCAACGTACATGCAAGCAGTTCCCTTGGTAACTATGTCTACCCAAGTTTTTTCTTCTAATTTTTCCTGTAAATCTGTTTCTACCCGTAAGCTATCTAGTATTGTTTGTGCATCATTGGCTCGTTCTTTAGTAGTATAATCTCTATTCTGTGGAACCATCACAACGGTAGGTTCTGTAATACAGAGTTTTGAGTGCAGGAATAGTTGTGCCCTAGCTACCGTAACAGTGTTGAACAAAGACTTTCCAGAGTTGGACGCACTGCGTGAAAAGTACTGAGCGATAGTAGACTGTGAATCTAGCCCACCACTCTGACCTCCTCCAGAAATAGCCTGGAAAATGTTCTCGCCAACTATCCACTCAGAGGAAAGCTTCTTTAACTTTTCTTGTCCAAACTCTATCTCGTAACGTAACATCTCTTTTAATTCTTCAGTGGGCATTGGTCTAAATTGTTGTGCCATTACCTAGCACCTCTCTTGAGAAAATCTTTTGTGCGAACTGACACAAATTTTACGTCACCCTTTTCAGCTTCAGAGCCGTCTTTTAAACTCTCTTTAAGTTCAGCATAATCAAAACAAAATGACTGTAAAATACGCATCTGCCAGTTGTAATCAAATTTAAATTTTATTGTATACGCAATTAACAGCAATAACAACACACCCTGTAGTGCAATAACCCAATGCAACCAAATCATCTCAGTCTCCTACTAGAAAGTAAATTTCCATATCCTCGGTTCGGTGAGCGCACTTCTGGATTAATAGCAGCTTCAGCGAACTCCTCACTCTGTAATGCCTTAGCTACATGATAGCGTATCAATGCTTTTCTGTCGTCTGATTGTGGCACAGCAGTGATAGATGTTCGGGAGGGAATCTCTCGACAAAAGTACATCAGGCAATCAAGTGCATGGTCATCTTTTTTCTGTATTCTGCCATTAGCTTTTTTACGATATGTTTGAATCTGTCTCAACGCCAAAGCAGCCCCGAACTTGAAAAACTTTACTTTGCCAGAGTTGACTGCATTTCTAGTTGAAGTAATGGCCATCTCCTTGTTTTTCTCGGTACACGGATACCAGTTGCCGACTGAGTGGGCAGCAAACCAACTCTCATGATTATCGTACTTGCTGTAAAAATATTCAAACCCAGCGTGTGGACGATACTTCTCTAATTCATCTTCAATGTGTTTAGTGGTAGCAAAGATACCTTCCCAACTTAACTCTATCGCAGTGTGTACATACCAAGTACCATCTTCAGGGTCTTCAGCAGCAAATATGGCACCAGTGGTTGAGGCAGCAGGGTCAGTAAACCTAATCTGTCTCCACTCTAATGGGATGACAAAGTCAGTAACAACATGAGGAACTACGTTACTAAATACAAACTTATCCCCAGTATCTGGGAAATACCAGTCACCGCTTAAACGTGCATTTTTAAGGTGAACAGGTAGTGCAGCGTACTCATTTAAAAGTCTGTCCATCTTTTCAGGGTTGTTAGCATATACAGGGTTGCACAATACTGACCAAGAATGTGTTGAAATAGAGGGATGGTTATCACAGTATTTCTGAATTTCCTCATCCTCGACAAGTGGTGTGAAGCCTAAGTTTACACCTCCACCTCTATCAGCTGTTCTAACGATAACTTCAGAAAGTAGCTTAATGTTGGGTGGCATTTCATCCAAAACTACTTCGTCAATTGCTCTACCCATTTGTGCCATAATGTTTTGAGTATACGTTCTAAGTTCAAGTGTATCACCATTGAGAAACGTAACCCGCCTGACGTACTCTTCATCTTTAGCTTTAGCTCTGACAATCATAGGCTGACCGTCTGAGTTAGTGTAGAGATGTGCAGGAATAAATTTTTCTAGGTACTCTTCCCACGCTACTTTAGTAATAAACTCAAACGTAGGAGCCAGCACCCAAAATCGCTTTGGCTTAGAAGTCTCGTAAGTACAATTCCAATCTTTTCTGTATGGATGGTTGCGCATAAGCTTCCATGCCAAATCTCGCATAGTAGAAAATGTTTTTGCCGCACGATTACCACATCGAACTAATTTAGTTTTAGCTGTATCAGTAAAAAAAGCTTTTTGCTCTAAAAATGGTTTTGCTTTAGGCTCCCAAGGAATGAAAGCTTTAGAAATTTTTTCTATGCGAGACTTCTCTAGCGACTCTATTTCATTTATCAGAGATAGTTTGTAGTTGCTTAAATCTTCCATACCTAGCCTTTAAAGTACGTTTGTCTTTGTTAAACAACAGTAAAGCCTTTAAGAATGCTTTAATTGGTGTTTTAAAAGGTCTGCCAGTTTCAATGGAGCCATTGTTGTATAAATCAATAAATACAGCCAAAAGCTTATCATCTTTAACAAGCACAAACAACTGCCAGTCTTTCAAACCTTTTACAGCATTGCTAGGTATTCGATACATCAACTTGTCACCCACTTTTTTTATTTGAACGTGACAATGAGTGCTTCTCATGCTCAAAAGGTGAGTCTAAAATCTCTAACCCAATAAACCGCATATCCTTCAGGTACATTCGCAAACTTCTGAGCGAAATGCCTAAGTCTCTTGCAGTAGTAGCCCTCACCCATAAATTCTCAGCAAGGGAGCGTTGAACAATTAAATAGCTTTCGTACCTTAAACGACTCATACCAAAAAGTCTGTTTTGTCTAATAGCGTCAGCGTCTCTTTTAGCCATAGCGCCCATCAATCAATTAGCGATTAAACCAAGCTATGACAGATTCAGCAATGGCATTAGCCGCTTTAATACTACGTTGTTTAACTATCTCATTATACCCATAGGCATCAATAAAGAAAGCTTCCGTCAAAACGCAGACGGGGCATCCAGTAGCAGTTGCAGCATTAAGCACACCTAAACCTGCTTCATAAACGCCGTAAGGCATTGCTGGAGACTGTCCCTTGAATATCGGACTACCTAACGCAGTTGATATCCTAGCAGCACACAAAGCAGCAAACTTTACATCAGCGTCACGCTTGTATCTATTATGAACCATCACGCAAGAATACTCGTCGACTTTATCTCTATTGTAAGCGTTAAGATGAACATCAATAAACATATCTGCGCCTTTTGCCTTAGCGCCAATAGCGGAAAGGTCATCAACAGACGGGTCATAGATTATAACTTTAGCGCCA